GCCACAGGAACCGAACGGGATTTTCCGTTTTTGGTGTTAAAGAACGTCACCCGGTTGCCAACGATATGCTCTCCACGTAGTTCCGATGCTTCACTCCATCGGGCACCAGTAGAAAGACACAGAATGGCAACACGACGCGCATCACCCTCCAGTCGCTCAAGAAGCCGTTCAATCTCATCATCAGAAAGAAAGGCCATCTCTGTGTTCTGAACTTTCAGTTTTCGTATACCGCGTACAGGGTTCGCGTTGTGAAAGACCTCAGCTTCAATCAGCACCGTGAACATGGTAGACAGAACGCACAAGTCACGATTAATGCTGGATGGCATTAAGCCGGCCTGTAATTTCTCTGACCGATACTCAAGCATAAATTTTTGCGTCATCTGGCTGGCACGCGGATCTCCCATTTCACGAATCACTTTCTCCATCCGGATCCTGTAGGTATCACCGTAAGCCTGGTTACGGCCATCAAGCATCCACCATATATCAAGCAGCTCTGATAATCTCCGTCGATCAGCAGGTTTAGCCAGCCATGGGTTGTTATGGAAATTCTGTAAAATATGTTCTTTGAAGGCCTCCGCACTCCCTTTCCTGACAAAAATTTTACGTATCCGTTTGCCGTACGCCCCTTGGGGCCTGATATCGAGCAGCCATCGCCCATCATCCATCTTTCTGATCGACATACTTAAGCCCCCTCCTTGTTACTAAATATCCAGCATTTCAATACCTCCTTCTCTCTGGCCTCGGCTATTCCCCTCCCGGCGTTCGCCTGTCTGGATACCTCGCTACGGACGGGCTTGTATCCAATCAGCGATCGAGAACGGCCAGCCTTGAGAAGCTTTATCATTTCGGGATTGGTTTGGATCTTCACGTGGTGAACGGCGGCAACCTGCTCAAGTTGCGGGATACTGACGGCAAACTCATTCTGCCGTCCCTTGCCAAAATGATTTACGCCGTATGCTGTGATGCCGTCCAGATAGTCGAACGCCTCCCAGAACGCCATCACTTCCGGCAAGTCATCCATTACCGCTTTAGCCTGCTCCTCTGCCATTCGCTCCAGTTCCAGACATGTGGCATCAAGCCATTCATCCGGGATATCAATAACGCATTTCAGCGCCCTGACCAGTGCAATTAGTTGCGCGTGATTTTTGGCAATACGCTGATGGCGAATATTCTCGCAACCGTAAAGGCGGGTTGTTTCAGAATCCGAGAGTGCCATAAACAGATCCATAATCGCCCGCTCCTGGCTTACTGCCCGATGGATAAAACCTGATACCTGCTCAACGGGGTAAAGCTCCAGCCGTTTTGCTGCCAGTCGGCTATCTGGTGAGTGGCGTTTTTTATCGGTGTATATACGTACCAGACGCTCGATAATTGCCGATGAGGCGTTTACCGTGGCATTCTGCGCAATCACGACAGCCCCTTTAAAAACGGGGTCATATGTGGCGTTATCATTAGTTTTAACACCACGTACCCCAATACCACCGCCGTTATAGAGGCTTTTCAGGTTATCAAAGTCAAACGCACCTCTTTTTTGCGCATTGTCCCCCCGGTCTGCTTCAATCAGAACAACAGGTAATCCGGCGACCTGTCCAAAAGTTCGCTTCCAGCCTGATTCCGATCCTTTGGTTGGATCAACACCTTCATAGTTGTCACGGCCACACAAACGCCAACAAAAATCAATCAGCGTTGTTTTACCCGTTCCAGGCTCTCCGGTAATCTCAAGAAAAGGGTAAGACGTGTTTTTCTGCCTGATTTGTTCGCTGAACAACGAACCCAGCCAGAAGGCCAGGGTAATAATTCCCTTTTCACCAAAAGCCAGCCAGAGATCTTCCACCCAGGATATTGTGAATTTATCCGGTTTTTTATAGTTAATCTGCAATATTGGTTTTTTATTCAATGGTTTTGCGTTTATGCCATCAATTTCAAAATAATCCTCTTCATTGATTTCGTAGGTTTTACCATTACAAACCGCGACATCATTAAACAGCCACGCGCCAATCTCTTTGTTGTATCCGATAAAATCCTGACCGATAACATTTTTTATTGCGGGAAGGTCATTTTTTATTAATGCATCAAGGTGCGCAGTCGTTCCGGTATAAATACCGCCTTTTGCCACATGCAACAGGCGTTTTTTAAATTCAGATGCGGATGTTAATTGTCCTGATGTAAAGGTGTTTTTCACCGTCGCACCATCCGGGAACGTAACACGGAAGTAATACCATGCTTCATCCGTGTCATTGTTTCGAATGTAATAAAGCGGCGCCGGGTTACAGTTTGCGATTTCTTTTACAGCGCCGGATTCCTTAAGTGCAATTTTGCGCGCTTCATCTTCGTCAACATTTCGCTCATTTATGACGCGTTCAACAGCCTTCATATGGCGCTCAATATCCAGTTTGAACCAGAAAACACGGTTATCAAAAGTAAAATGAAATTCCTTTCGCTCACGAAAGGAAAACATTATCAGCGCCTTATCTCTCGGAGATTTTGCCAGCAATAAATCACCGTAATAACGGTATCTTTTCACATCATGGCCACGCAGCTTTCCGGCGATGTGTAAATCATTCCAGTCGCGTTTATTACTGTTTTTTCCTGGTAACGCCGCTGCCGTTCTCCAGCCGTCTTCGGCGCTGCGTTCTGCATGTTTTTTCGCATAACGCTCACCCGCACGCCCGTTATCCAGCGCCCACACGATAACCGGACGGGGATTATCCCCGCACAGCTTCGCCAGCTCTTCCAGCGCCTTATCAGGGTAGTTTACGGCAGACATGACAGAAACGGCCGCAATGCCATTCTGGTTAAGGCTGATGGCATCAAAGATACCCTCACAAATCCAGATTTCTTTGGCCTTGCTTAAATCATCTCCCGGATAAGCCCACCACAACCCCTTGTAGCTGCCGGAAAAATTCGCCTTGCGCGCGAAGCGTTCCGGTCGGTCTATGATGCGCTCCCACCACACGCCGTCAGCCAGTGTAAAACGCACAGTAGCGGCCTGTTCGCCGCTTTCCTTGTCCTGGTATCGCTCCTGAGTAAATGCTCCCTTCAGTGGCTCCACAGCAATATTGCGTGCTTCCAGAAGATAAGCTGTCGCCGCTGCGTATGGATTGTCTTTCGTGCTGATATAGCGATCTGACCATGATGAAAACACATCCGGGTAAAGTTCTTTGGTCAACAGGTCTGTACCGCATTTATTTTCGCGCCCACAGTGCACGATGTACGGCCTTTCAAGGCTGGTAAAGAGCTCCTTCTTTCCACATTGCGGACAAACACCATACCGGAGGTAGTTATTTTCTTCTTTGAAGTTGTAATCACGGATAAGACGGTTAATAATCTCTTTTCTGGTGTTATGTTTCATATATAAATCCCCCCCACTGCACCTTTTGCAGTGGGTTTTTTATTAATTACTCGTTGCTTATTGCTTTGGCAATCCCGGCGGTTTCGGCGCTATGCCATGAAAAAATTCCGCCGGATGAATGCATACCAGATTTTATTGATTGTAATTCCCTATAAATAATGTTAGACAGAGATGCAATTTCTTCATTTATAATTTCTGCTGATGCTCTGCCATTTTTATCGTCAAAAACCACAGATATTAAACTGACGAGATTAATCACATCTGTGAGATCTTCCTTTGCACTTTCTGTAAAAAAGCCAACATATTCTCTATCTAAAAAATTTTCGCTATTCTGACGTTTAGACATAAAAACTCCCCGACCCGTTAAGGCCGAAATATAAATTTAATTCAGTTATCAGTTGGTAATTCGGGAATCAGGCGGAAAGCTGCGTCACCTTCAACGCCCTGAAATGTGTCATTCCCAGCTCTTCCAGCCCTTCGGCTGCGCGGCGTATGGCTTCGCCCGGTCCCGTTCCGTATACCGTTGCATGTGCATGTGCATGTGCATGTTTGGTTAACCCACGTTTATTAACGGCATAACCCAACACAAAGAAACGTTTTTCACCACTGCCATTATTTTTACGGGATGTTGAACGGGTTTTCATTTCTTCACCTTTACCACTGATGCTGTGAGTTCTTCTTCTGGCAACTGATATTTCGGCGCAATTTCTTCCGTATACCTGATAGCGTCCCTTGCCGCTTTTCCTTTTGATTTATATTTATATGTGGTCCGGTAGTTTTCTTCCTCTCCTGTTACCACATTACGCAATTTAATATGAATCTCGTACATCGTTACCCCTCCATGATTTTTACTGCGCATTTGTGGGTTAATCGCCCCTGTTCATTCGTGCGGCTGTACTCCATGCGGCTGGCAGCACGCAGGGCATCATCACAGGTCTGATATTCCCTGACATGAAAAAACTGACGAACGTCGCCGCTCTGGCAGTTAATCAGGGTGATAAGGAGCTTAAACATTGCACGCCTCCCGGATACGAATACGGGCAACAAAGACCAGACGGGATGCCGGAAGCAGGGCGCGCGCTTCGCGCTCACTGGCAGCGGTAACGGTATGAAGGCGAATATTTTTACCGTGGCACTGCATAAAGCGCCAGATAAAATCAGGGCGTGTTGATATAGCCATTTTGGCGGCTCCTTGATTAAGTTTACGGAGTCTCGCCAGCACGCTGCTAAACATGGTGGCGGGACGTAACAGGGTTAGCAGACTGGCAATCAAGGAACCAGCGAGCGCAAAGGCTCCCCCATTACGCCCCGCCATAATACGGGGTAGGGTGGAATTACGGGCACAAAAAAACCGCATTACGGAAATATAGCGGCTACCCGCTTGATTGTTCAGGCTGCTAAACCCGGCACCCGCTTTATGAGGTGCGGGCAAACGATACGCCATGACAAAAAAGCGAGTCAAGCAATATTGCAAATTATTTTTGCTCACTTGCGCTGAGTGATTGATTTTAAAGAGTAAAAAAGCCATAATCATTTCTGCCTATTACTTCTTATTGCTGACTTTAGGTGCATTAAATGCACATCCTTGACTGGTTGGCTCGCTAGCTTCAGCGAGCTTCTTTTTTTTTGCTCTGCTGCCAGTCCTTGGCCTCCTTCCCCCACATGTAGCAATACGTTCAGATCTGTAAGTTTTGCCACCCAGTGATGGACGCAATAAACCACCAACGCTTATTCAACTCTGGCGCTACCGGATTCTCTCTCCCTTTTCTTTTTGGCGTTTTCGTATGGGTTATTCACTTTGGCAATAACTGGCGGATTACGTAGCCACCACAAAACATCACTTAACAGCCAGGTACATGAGCAACGCCCCAAAGAGTGACGAGGAGGAAAAGCACCGATCTTCTCCAGTTCCCAGCGGCGGGAGCGTGAAAGCGTGGTCATTTTTTTACACTTCTCTTCCCTGATGCGTTCTTCGCAGTCAAAGCCATACTCGGCGAGTATGGTGCGGCGCTGTTCTGGAGTTGGTGGAATGAATGCGGATTGAGTCATATTTCCCCCTATGTTTCTGAACTTTCGGGGGAGATTTTTGTTTTACGGAGTTTTGAAAGCAAGTATTAAAGGTCTTATTAAGATGCTTGCTGGTCTTACTGAGATGATGCTTTAATCCATCTTGATATAGTACTTTTATCAAAGCGCATATTGAGTCCTGCCTCTCTTGCTTCCGCGGTCAATATATCAGCAAGTTTTACCGGATTGTTTTCGAGTTCTTTATAATGAATAACAAGCATCGCACGAAAAAAATCCTTCATTGTTTTAGATAATCGTTCTATATTGTTTTTATTGGTGCATATGTCTTTCTCTCCATCCTCAGAACTTAATATATTGTTACCCGCACACAAATATAAAGTATCTGCCAATGGATTAACATAATCTTTTCTTAACTCGCTATTGGAGTTTGTAGCATTTTGTATTTTTAAAAAATCATTCTTTAAGATATATAAATCACCAATATCAAAAGAAACATCCTCAGTAACAATTAGTCCTATATGTATATCAACGTCAGAAGCAATTATAATATTGCTATTAATTATTCGGTTGGCTTTAAACTTCTTATTAAAATCATAGTTGGCAAAAAAACTTCCCCCCAAAGCGAAAATGCCGCCTATTTCAACAAAATACTTATGGTATTTTTCTTGAATACCTTTAAATACTGGTGGCACAACTGCCACAGCTCTTTCATCCGTTGCTATTCGATATACACTATATATGTGATAATTTTCCCCATAATATACCCCCCTGTTATAATAATTTAACAAAGCAAATGCAGTATCAATTGCTATGTCACCAAATTTGGGCGCTACATATGAATGACTTAGAGATTCGCACATTGAATCAAATATAATTCTCGACTTGGTTTTTATATAATTAAAACCATGGTGTTCTGCCGCCCTTTCTGAAATGGCATCAAGATCAGATAACCGTGATTTACACGGTTCTGAATCCATAAACTTACGCAGACAATCGAAATTAACCACATCTTTTTCATCTGGGATATTTAATACTCCATATGCAGATTCAATTTTTATACAAATACGAATGCAGCCTGTCACAGCCCAATGAATAAGATCGTCAATATCGCAGTCTAATAACTTTGCCGCGCGCTCAATAGGATAGTAATCTCTTAGTGGTAACGTCATTCTTTTCGCTCACATATTATTTATCTTTAACCATTTTTTCTAAACATTCAAGCCAGTCATTTAGAGCCTTTAATTTAAATGGGATATACTGGCTAAGATTATAGTTAAATTCTGCGGAGCCTGCATTATATACGTGACCTAATAATGACTCGACAATATGAGGCATTACCCCCATGTTGTTTAATCCAGTTGAAAATGTCCGTCTTAAATCGTGTAGTGTCCATTTTTCATTATGCCCGAATATTTTATACATTCTGCGACCTTTCAGAGAAACAGCTCTATGCGTTCTCTCCTCACCCAAAAGTAAGCCCGTCCTCCCGGTTTCCTGTTTTAGCTCTTTTAACCAGTCTCTTATGCCTTCGGGAATTGGCCGAATAATCTTTTTATTACTTTTACTGTTATTTCTTGGAACAATCCAAACCCATTCATTAAAATCCCACTCAATCCAATGAGAACGGCGAATCTCTACAGTTCTAGCCCCAAAGACAATAAGCAACTTTATTAATCTAGAAAAATAAATATCCCGATGTTTCTCCTTTGCAAAATACCAAAGATCTGATAGTTCGGCATCACTCAAAACACGGTCGCGCTGTCCGGCAGATTCCCCTACATCGGTTAACGTTAAATGAACCAGGGCATCACTGATGGCATAACGCCGAACATTGCAAAACCGCAATGCCTGCTTGGAGAGCTGAAACATACGCCCCGCCGTTTTTGAACTTATAGCGCGAATCTCATCAAAACATTTTACCCAATGGCGAGTATCGCACCGTGATAACGGATAATGGCCTATTCTGGGGTAGACATGTTTGCAGAATTGCGCCCTTATCAATTCCTCATCTTTGCGCTTATGTCTTGCATAATTGACCAACCAATATTCCAACGCATCTCGAACAGTAACAGGAGCACGGGATTCTTCAGTAAAAAGTTGGAGTTCAATTTTTGGATCAAGACCATTAGCCAACCATTGACGGCAACGCTCACGCCACATCCTGGCATCTTTCAGACTAATATCAGGGTAATTCCCTAGAGTAAGACGAATAACTGAACTCTCACGCCCTCCAAGGCGATATGAAAAAACCCAGCTCACATGCCCTTTAGTTGATAACCTGACCCCTAACCCCTCTCCGTCAGCAAGCATTTCAACACGATCCCTATGCGTTCCTTGCAGCGCCTTTAGTTTCCTGTCGCTGAGCTTATTCGTTCCAGACATCATCACCGTTCCGATATTGATACACGCATTGATACACGTGAAATATTAATATCCAGAAAAAATGAAATCGAGCATGAACACAAAATCACTACAACATAATGATTTTGATTGATTTTTTATATCCAGAGGGTAAACACCAGAAAAGTCAGGAACATAAAAAACATTACTTCTACAGTATGTTTCATATCTCTAACCATATGA